TCGTTCACCTCCAGGAAAACGAGACGGTCATACTGCCATCGGAGGAGGGAGCCCACAGGAAGCCCGCCCGTCCCGCTGAAGCCGGTTGCGTAGTCGTAGGCATGGTACAGGTGGAGTAACTTCCCCGTCAAGCTTTCAGGTGTCCCCAATCGGAAACGGAACATCCCCGTGAACACCCCCGTCCAGAGCCAGGGTGCCCAGAGCATGAGGTTGGGTCCAACCCCGCTCTTGATCGCGTAGTTACTGGGACCAAAGCCCGCGGCCATGGGTTAGTCCTGTGAAACGGTGAGGTCACCGATGTTCATCTTGAAGCCCCGCCCGACCCCGATGGTCCGGGGCGTGGGCAGGTAGCCACGGTAGAGCAGGTCGCCGGCGCTTGAAGCGTTCGAGAGCCCGAAGGCCTTGATCTCGTTCCAGGTCAGCAGGGCCGTCCCGAAGTCGATCAGGGCGTTGTTGCTCACAACCCCCGCAGTAATGGTGCCGAACGTTGCGGCCTGGCGGGCGTAGCCTGTGGGACCGGCGGTGGGCACCTCGTCCCAATCGGCGTCGCTGGTGTACTCGTTCATCAGGAGGGCGTAGACGTTGGCAATCGCGGCCCACGCCTGGTTGCGGAGGAAACGATTCAGGAGCTTGCCCGAGAGGTACGCGGAACATGCTCCCACATGGCTAACGGAAATCAAGCCCGCGGCCATCTCAAAGATCGCATCCACGTCCACCGCCTGGGCTACCGGCAGCGCTGCCCAGTACAGGAGGTTGCCGGTCGTTGCTGCATCGAAAAGACCGAAGTGGGTTACCGTCCCGTACGCAACCAATGCTGCTGCGAACGTTGCTGCGGCATTCGTGATGCAGACCCCGTCCGCGTCCGGGGCATCGAACGTCAGGGCTTGGCGGGCGTAGCCGGTGCTGACGGTGGTGACCTCAACAAAGGTATCTCCGTCGTCAACATCGGTGAAGGAGGTGAACAGCCCCAGGTACGGTGCCGCGATGGTAACCGCTGCAACGTTCTTCAGGACCATCCCGAGGATGATGTCTTCGAGGTAGTCGGTTGCGTGGACGAGAGCCATCTGATTTCCTTTCGCCTAACGATTGATTGCAATCACCACGCCCGGCAGAAGCTCATCTTCCTTCTCATCCAGGAAGAGGTTCGGGGCCGCGATGAACCACCAAGGGCCACGTCCCGCGGCCCTAACCGTTCCACTGATCGCGAACGTAAAGGTCCCCTCGTCCGGATCGTCGCAGGTGATCTCAACGTTGCCGGCGGGGGTGCCTGGCGTGTCGGTGTCCATTTGCACCACCAGATCCTCACTGCCCGCAGGTGCGATGGTGGGTCCGGGGTCGCTCATGATGGTGTAGCCGGCAGGGACCGCGTATGCGGTAATGCTGAGCATGCCCGCCCCGGTGTTCCGTACGGTAAAGGTCTTCGTCGGTGGGGTCTGGCCCTGTGGGGTTGCGGGGAAGGCGATCGGCGTTGCGGACCCATCGGGGATGTCCACCGCATCAAGCTCCACCGCGAGTTCCGGAACCAATGAAACGACCACTCCCGTGACGGGGAAATTGAAAGTCGCGGGTGAACCATCAGTATCGATACTGATCGAACCGCTCTTCGTACCGGCTTCCACTGTAAGGAGGTTGACACTGAGCTCAACCTCCTGATCCGGGTTGAGCGTCAGGTCAGGAGCAGGATCGACAGCTTCGTACCCGATCGGGACCGTGATGTTCGAGAGGGTCAACAGGGTGTTGCCAGTGTTCGTAAGGGTGAACACCTTGTTGGGCTCAGGATCGCTCACGAAGGCCTCACCGAAATCCACAGCGTTGATCTGCCCGTCGGTCAACTGGGTGACGCCATCGTGGACCGTAAGGATCTTCGTCGCAGCAATGCCGGTCCCGCCGATTGACCAATTGTAGGGATTCTCGCTGGTGTCGTTGTTCGCGATGGAGAGTGTGGCGACCTTGGCACCGCTGCTGGTGGGGGTGAAACGGATGGTGAAGGTGGTCGAGCGGCCGGGACCACGGGCGTTGTCGGCGCGGCCTGGAGCGCGAACTGTGCCGCATGCGTGCCGCCGATGGTGACGGCAGGGGAGTCGGTCAGGGTCAGGTTGGCGTCACCTGTGTTCTGGATGGTGTAGACTCGATCGCTTGTTTGGCCGACGATCGTGTCCGCGAACGCGGTGTGGTCGGCTGCGTCCGGGGTGTTGTCGTCATCAGCAATGGAAACCAAATTGCCCTGGACGTTCATCTCGGGGGCGGGCGGGGGCACATCAGAGGCACTTGCCTCCAATGCGATCATCGACCAATTCTGGGCGAGAGAAGAGGTCGCGGTAGGTGTCGTATCTTCGCCCAGCAACCACTCGCTGCACATCCCGTGGCGGGCGTTCGGCTGGATGTCCGCCAACTCCGCCCAGCCGCCAGCGCCGGGCGTGAACGTCGAAGCTCCGTTTCCCGCCGAAAGGCCGGAGGCATAAGCTGCATTGTTGACCGCATCAGCGAAGGCCGCGAGGGTCGTCGCCAAGTCGGAGTTGGAGGCACCAGTGCTTTTGTTGGATTGGACCACACTCCCAGCTGCATCCGCAGGACTGACTTCATCCCAGATCAACCCAACTACCGACTGAGCGTTGGTCCAGGTGATGGTCACCGCCCCGGTTGTTGGCGAAGCTCCGAGGGCCGTCCAGATCGAGTGCCGCACGGTTGCCCCACTGAATCCAACGATGGTTTGACTCTGGACTTCCGTCCAGGTCAGCCCACAGCCCGTCACGCCCGTGACCACCCCACCATCAGAGGTGTTCTGGATGCAAAGGAACTGGCGCTTGTCCGCACTGGGGGTCCTGCTGTTGGAGACAAAGCTGGCGGTGCCAGCACCAGATTTACTGTCAAGGTTGGCGATAGAAATAGCGGTCATGTCATCTCCTACTTGATCGGCTTAGTCAATGGGATACCAAGCTCACGTCGAGTGTCCTCGATGAGCTTAAGTTCCATCGCCCTGAATCCCTCACGTTGGCAGTAAGCCCAGTCCTTAGGTGGCACCAGCAAGCTCATGGTTTCATGGCCGTCTGGCTGAACCGAGATGCCGCCGGGAGCCACTCCAACCACTACGCCCCCAGGTACCTGGTCACCCTCTGCCACATCGGGGGGTAACCCAACAGCATACAACCCGACGAGGGCAACAAGCCCTAGAACCACCAACACGTGACCGATGTGCAAGCGTCTCATAGCGGACTCCTTGTTCCGGGGCGGAATGCACCGGAGTCCACTATCTTAACCCCTCGCGGTCCCAATTGCAAAACAAATTTCATCCAATGGCTCCTCTGATGGCTGACCGGTTGGCCGACAGCCAACGCAGCATGGCATTCCCTCCACCGGCCAGGAGCTTGTCGAAGCCCTCCTCGTTGGCCACCAACACCGCCCGCGAAACGCCCGCCCCGCCCGCGCCCGCGGCCACAGAACCGACCTGCCCGCCCTCAGCGAAGGCCACACCGGCATGCCGACCCACACCCGAGCCCAGCCCCACGAAGAGCTCCCGTGGGAGCAGCATGGCGTTGAGGGCATTGAAGAAGCCCAGTCCGTACCGCCGTACCGCTTCCGGCCGAACGATGTATTCATGTGGCCGGGCAGCAATCAGTAACGAGTCGCCGGGAGTTTCCCTTCCTGGAATCAGTCCGCCACCCGCAAAGCTTCCGGCTGCGGCGGTGCCCACGGCCCCGCCCCCTGCGGTGAAGCCCCCGAGCAGTCCGGTGATCGCCCGCATAACGGCCCACTGGATCATGATCCGGGCGATGTCCTGGATCACGGACTGTGCCATCTTACGGAAGGCGACGCTTGCGGACTCCGCTCCGGAGGCAATGGCCTGCACTCCGGAGGCGATACCGCTCGAAAGTCCCTCCGCCAGCGCACGTCCAACCTCGCGACCGAGCTCCGCAAGCTCGTTCATCCGGCCGCTCACCTCCAGCATACCCGCCAGGAAGGAACCCTGGAAGGAGGCCCATGTGTCCCGCTGCCTGTCGAGTTCCGCCCGGAGCAGCTGCAACTTCTCAAGCACAGGCTGAAGGCTGGCAGCAAGCTCGTCGTTGCTTTGGGCAAGATCTTCGATGTTGGTGATGGCAACCTGAACCGAAAGAACGTAACTGGCGGTTGCCTCTTCAATCGCCCGGTTCCTTTCCGAAAGCGTAAGGATGCCCTGCTCGTGCATGGCGTTCGTCCGCTCCAACGTCTCACGATAAATCGCTTCCTCTCGCCCGAGCTCCTGAAGCACGGAGATGCCCCGGAACCGAGCCGTTTCCAGGTCCAGAATTGCCTGCATCTGGTCGGCGATTTCCGGCCCGAATCGCTCGATGGCGTCGGTCATTTCCTTCTGCTGCTGCGCGGTGAAGGCACGGATGTCCGCCAGCTGCTGCTTTCCAAGTGCCTTCGCAGACCGCTGAGCAAGGTCGTCCACAAACTGTTGCTTCTCGATAGCGAAGAGCCGGAGTTCCTCGCGGTACTGAGCGAGCGTCCGGACGAGCTCCTTCTCCGTGTCGAGCTCCTTGTCCAGCAGATCCTCCAGCTTCTCACGGGTCTTGATCTGTTCCTGAAGGATGTCAACGACGTCGGCCTCCGGTCCGGAAAGAGCCTCGCGGGCTTTACGTTCCGTTTCCAGGTTGGCAAGCTTTGTCAGCAGACCCGCCTTCTCGCGGGCCGTCTCCTGGAACATCAGATCCCGAAGCCGCTCCTCGTACTCTTCAGCTGTCAGAAGCTTTTTCTGGGCGAGTTGCTTGACGGCGGTGAGCTCGATGTCCGCCACCAGGAGGGACGTTCGCTTCGCTTCCCGCTCGCGGAATTCGCCCAACTGCACATCCAGGGCCTTGATCCGTTCGATGTTCAACTTGCGCAGAGCAGCATCCAGTTCCTCCCCGCCGGGGCCGCGGGCTTCCCGTGAAGCCTTTTCGGCGAGAGCTTGCGCGTTCCGTTCCTTGACGTTTTTCACGAGCTCATCATTCTGCCTTTCCAGTGCCACCGTCTCGTCTTCGATCTGGGCCTTGATCTCCGGCATCGCCTCCCAGGGGTTTGTCGTCACCAGGTCGGTCAACTGCTGGAAGGACTTTGCTTGGGCCTCCTGTGCTGCGTCAAGGATCGGGTTGCCCGTCGGCTTCGCGGCTTCCGCTCTGAGCTCTTCCTGGAAGTTGTCCGCAAACTGCCCGGCCAGTTTGCTGATGTCCACAACCAGGGCCTTCACCTGGCCAGCGATCCAACCGAAAACCTTACCAAATACCGTCCCAAGGAACTGGGCGATCCCTCCGAAGATCTGAACGAATTTGTCCGCGATCCAACCGAAGACAGAGGTGAAGGTGTCCTTGATGCTGAGGAAGCCCGCAATGATGGAAGAGGAAACGAATTCACTCAGCGCCATCGCAATCTTGAAGGCCCACTTGACAAAGATCTCCAGCGGAAGGATGAAGTCGGTTCGCACCCGGTTCCAAGTGATCTTCACCGTGTTCCAGATGAACCGGAACAAGTCACCGATGGAAGCGGTGCCCAACCCAATCCCTGTAACGATCGTAGCGAAACCTTCGGAGAGGCGATCGAAGTCGGTTTCAATGCTGATCACGATCCCGGAAATGGCCACCACCGCCGCGGCAATGATGATCGGAAGTCCCCCAATCAGACTGGCCAACCCCCCGATCACCGTTACCGCGGCCCCGACGACCGTCGTGACGGCGGTGATGACGAAACCCAGGGCCATCATCCCGGCCGTGATTGCAAACACCAGCGGGAGCCAGATCGTGAACCGAGCCACCAGGTCCGTGACCACTGTCAGAATGCCCTGCACCTCAGGCGAGCTTAGCACCTCCACGACCCGCAGCCCCGCATCCACCAATTGCGGGAGGAACCGATTAGCAAGCTCCGCCAGCGCCAAACCCAACGGCTCGATCGCGTCCTGGAATCGGTTCCATTCGCGGGTCAACCGCCCGAAGGGACTCTTCGCAGCGGCCTGAGCGAAGATGAAGAAATCGCGGGCCGTTCGAGCGAGGGTTGCGTCCAGGTCCACCAGCCCGTCCTTGTTCATCAGAACCTGCACCCCGAGAGCCTTCAGACTTCCTCGTGCAGCCCCCGCGTCCGAAAGGGCTAGCATGCGGAGTTGGCGGGCAATGCCCTCCACCGGTTCCCCAGTGGTCGCAGCCAGCCCGAGAACGGAGACCGTGAAATCCTGGATCTGCCGCCTGGCGAAACCAAACTGAATGCCCAAGGCCTCGACTTTCGCGATCTCATCGTCGGACCAGGTGGTCTGTGCCGCGAGCTTTTCAGCAGCATCCCGCAACCGCCCGAATTCCGCGACGTTTCCATGTGCCGCGATCTGCAGCTTCCGCATGGACTCTTCCGCTTCGCGGCCCCAAGCCATCGCCTTCTTGATGCCCTCGAAAGAAAGGAATGCTGAGACCAACTGCGTCAGCTTGTTGGAGAACGGTCCCAAGGCACTGCTGAGCCCATCCAATACGCCCTTCACCCCGCCAAGGGCACCTTGGATGGCCTTGGCGGGCGCAGTAACCACGTCCTTCAGGGTTGCGGTGATGGTTACGGAAGTCTCAGCCATCGTCTTCTTGCTCCTTCCGCAGATCCTTCAGGGCGGTCCGGGCTTTTTCGTCGATCAAGGCCCCAACCGCCACGTTCACCCCGGTGATCATCGCTGCCTCAAACCGCTTCAGGTGCCGCCGGGCTCGCTGACTCCAGAAGATGAACTGAGGGAGGGTCCAGCCTCCGTAGGGACAACCGAGCTGGCGGTGGTGGAGGATGTCGTTGAGTCGGTGGCCGCAGGCGACGAGAGTTTGGAGAGAGTCTCCGAGATCGAGAAGGGCTTTCCTGTGAAGTTGGAGACCGTGTTCTCGATCGCCTGCAACCAAGGGCGGTACTTGTTTTCCTGCCCGAACGATTCCAACACCCACGCTTCTGCGAGCGGGGCGATCTCCCAGTGAGGGAGGTCATCAAGCTTCGTGTCCACGCACTCACCGAGGAGCTCCAACCCATCGGCAAGGACCAGCGGGAGCAACGACTGCATGACCACACGAGCCCGCACACCGTCCTCAGCCCCGGACAAACTGCCGGCTTGGTCCGCCAGCATTGCCAGTCCGCGACCGATCAGGCCCGAGAACTTCTTGAGATGGCGATACCCAATCGGGTACACCGTCACGGAGAGCCCGCACTGCAACGGGACCGGACGGCCCGGATAAAGCTGCCGCATCTGTGCAGCGACCTTCTCGGGTGAGGGTCCGGTTTTCTGGAGTTGACTGGCCAAAGGCTTGTCTCCTTAAGCGGTCGCCCGGCGGGCAGCGTCGCCGGCCGATCCGCTTTCTGTTCTCTTTCCGCTGCCAGGCACCTCCTACACTCAGGACTTCGTGGGGAGGTCGCCGAGCCAGTTGAGCAGCCGACCGGCCGGCTGAACCAGGGTCACGTCGCTGAGCACCTTCGCCTGAAGGACGAAGTTGCTGTAGTCCTCGATGTCGAGCTTGCCGGAGCTCGGCGTGATACTGACGTCGGCCTCACGCATGGACTGCGATGCGTTGTTCTCGCGGCCCCAGATGACCCAGCCCTTGCCCTTGATTTCGCCGCGGGACGACTGAGGCTTGATCAGGCGGGCACCTGAGATCGCGCGGGGGGTGAAGGTGATGTCGATGTTCGCGGCCGTGGCAAAGGCCCCGCCATCGATCATCCGGATGATCCCACGCTCCAGGGAAACGACCTCCCAGTCGGTGTCCAGGATGTACGCCTCCGAAACGGTGCCACCCGCGGTCGCATCGACGGCCACGGTTTCGGTGACGATGATGCTGGTGTTCGGCGCACCGTAGCTGGAAGAGGCAACGGTGTAGATCCCGTCGTCGGTGGGCTGAACCGAACCAACCACCGCGATCTTCACCCCGACGGTCATCACAGAGGAGCAGTCGCCTGTGACGACGATCGTCTTCGTGGACGACGTGATGGACACGAGGGCGTAATTCGTTGCCTTCGTGACAGCTTCCACCGACGTGATGCCGAAGATCGGGATGCCGTTCGCATCCAGCAGCTTGACCAGACGGCCGGGGTGCGAGTACACCGGGGAACTCTCCACCTGCGTCGCGGACTGGGAGAAGGCCTCCGGGGCCGCGGACAGGAAGAGCAGCGAGAGGTTGTCACCGTTCAGGTTCGAGCACGTGATGTCGTACGTCTCGTTGATCTCGGTGACCTTCTGATCCACCACCCGCTTCACGCCACCGTCCGAGTCCTTGAGTTCGATCTTCGTGATCTCCAGGGTCGGGCTGGCGACCTGGATCACGCCGAGATCGACGAAGGGCTGGACGACGGAAGAGACAGGTTCCCGCTGGAAATAGAAACGGGAGCCGGTCACCCAGAAGTCTTGAAAACCAACAACGGCCATGACAAACCCTTTCGGTTAGAAGTCAAAGCGGACACTGGCGACAAGGCCCTGCACGCCCTTGTCTGCATCATGCGACTCGATCGCATTCTCGGCGCTTGCGTCGTACTTGGTGACCAGCGCGTCGCCCTGCGAGTTCTTCGCGATCTGCAGATCTCGTACCGCGTCCCGCACGTCCTCGAAGAACTCGTCAAGCACCTTGTCGTCCATGTCCTCCGGACTGGTAGGAAGAACAGTGAACACCTCGAAGGCCAGGGTCATCGTGTTGAACGGCCGACCGAAGAGCGTGCAGTCATCCACCAAGATGGCCACCGCGAACCGGTGCTTGCCAAAATCGAACGCGGCCCAGTTGATGGCTCCCCGCCGGACGTAGTAACGCCCATTGCGGAGCTTGCTCCAGAACGACCGGAGCCGGTCAACGACGAGTTGCCGATCGCTTGCCATCGAACACACCCTTCAGGGTATCATGCACACCCTTTGCGATTTCAGGGAGGAAGAACTGCAGGCCCCGCCACAAGTAGTGCTTCGGAGTGATTCGCACCCGGCGGAGCAGCAGGTACGTTGCCCTTGCAGCCCCCAGATCCACCGGCCCGTGGTCGGGTAGGTCTTCCGGGTCATAAAGTGCACCGACCGCCACGCCCGATCGACGGAACGGGATGAACCGCAGGGGCGTCGGGTAGTCCCGCGGGGACACGTACCTGGCCACGCCCGCGGGCGTGAGCGCCCGCCCGGACCCACCATGCTCCTTGTCGAGCGGGATCGCAAGGGCCTTCGCCCTTCGGGGTACAATGTCTGGGTAGGGAGATGAAGGATTCACGCCCCGCGTTCCAAACTCTTGCACACCTGCGTACGCGACCGTCGGCCCGCGGAAGATCCCAACCCGCAGGGCCGGAACTCCATGGAGGCTCACCGCCCGGCCCGTGAGCGATCGTCGGAGGGAACCGGTGCGGACCTTCAGCAGTTGCCCGCTCAGGTAGTTCTTGACGATGAAGCCTGCGGCCCGCGAGCCGAGTTGGTCGAAGAGCTCCTTGAAGAGAGCGAAAATCTGCGCGGGAGCTAAGTCCCGCAACAGCTGATCCAGCCGTCGCCGGTCTTGGGGCTTCATCTCGATCGTGAGAATCGACTTGCTCATACGAGCTTCCTCCGGAAACGAGCGAGCTCTTTGAACGCGGGGTGAAGTAAGCCGGTGAGGTAGGTGGTGGATCCCTTCTCGAAGGCCTGTGAGGCCAGGTCCACTTTATCGGGGCTGTTCCGTTTCAGCCAATACTTGGCTTGCAGGAAAAGCACCTCGATGACGTCGCCGGGGGCGGTGTCGTCCTCATAACCGGCGGTGTAGGTCGCAATCAATGACGACCGCCAGGGATTGGTCCGCAGCCGGCGGAACTGCCCCATCGACGTGTCCAGCCGGTAGTCCGTCGCGACGACCGCAACCGGGGCCGCGTCGTCATCGGCCTGTTCTTGCAGGGAGAAGAGGATCTCGCCACTCCCGCCTTCCGTGATGGGACTGCGCAAGATCGGATAACACTTCAGGAACGAAAGGCCCGTCGTCGAGGCGACCCCTTCCCACCGCTGAACGTAGCCGGTCCGCTTGCTCCAGAGCCGATTCGTGTGGAGCTCCCACATCGAGACCACACTGGCCAGAAGCCGTTGGGTCTCCGCATCTCTCGCTGCCGGAAGGGCAAGGGCCTCACGAAACTTTGCGATTGAGATCATGTCAGTGCTCCAGCACCGTAACCGGAAACGGTTCCGCCCACCGCCACACTCCTCCCCAGAGGAGGCCCACCTCCCCGATATAAACACCGGGGATCAGGTCATCCGCCTGCGCTAGGGTCAGAACCACCGTCAACGTACCGGCCCCCGCATTGAACGAGATCGTCGCGGGGTCATCGTCGGTGGCCCACAGCCACTCCACGATCACCGTTCCGGTGGAACCGAGCAAGGTCTTGATCCGGACCTCGGCTTCCGTGATGGACCCCATGTCCAGGGTTTCCGCCACATCCCGTTCATCCACCATGGAAAGTACGATGGAATTGCCGGAGCCACGGCTCAACGTAAGCATTGTTGGATCAGCCAACGGGCACCTCCCTCACTTGGAGCCGGACTTGCGCCCGCCGCACGCTTGCCAGCCGCACCCGGACCGTTGCCGGGCGTGCGGCCTCTGTAACGGGCGGAGGGGCGGGCGGGTCGCCAACTTGCCGGAGTCGGGGACTTTCAGGGTCCATCTGCGTCGCCTGAGGCGAGCCGGCTGGCGGACCGGCCGGTTGCCGGGGTTGATCCCTGGAATCGTTCCAGGGGGCCTAGGAATCGTTGTAGCTCGACGCGGGGGCCGGCTGAGCCCCAATTCCCAGCCGACCCACCGCTATTCGAGCTCAGAGAGACCAAAATCGACCTCTCCGACCCTCATAGAGCCCGGTCAGGGCCTCTGCTGGCTCCAGAGGTCATCCGCGATGTCCGTCTGCGGCACGGCGTAGAGGTCGGTGAGGACGTAGACCGCAGCGACCGTGACGTTCTGTGCCACCCCGTTGACGACGTGCAGGCGGAGGGCATCGTAGGTGTCCTCGATGCGGGTCAGGTCGAGCGACCCGAAGACCACGTTCGACTCGATCGCGCCGGTGTCGGCGATCTTCGCAGCGGGAAAGACGATGTCCACCGGGGTGGCCGCATCGCTCTGCAGATCCTCCCACGCCGCGGTAGCTGCGACGCGGGCCTGCACCTTCATGGTGAGGGCGTCACCGGTGGTCATCGCACCGGCCGTGACGATGAAGCTGAGTTTCCGGGCCTTCTTCCAGGGACGCACGATGGCGTCACCCTCGATCGCCGGGCTGTCGTCCACGACGGTGGGCTTCAGCGCCCGACCGACGATCATGTGAGCGGAGGGAGTTCCGTACATTTCCGAGTCTCCTTGAGGTTAGTTTCAATCTCAGGCGAACAACCGCAACGAGCGGTTTCTGGAGAGAGACACAAAGCCCCGCAGGGGGCCGGTCCCCCCCCCTTTGGTTATTGGGGGCCGGCCCGTACTGCGAAGCAACGCGGTCAGTCGCGGACCTTGGCGTCGGGGCAGATGACGATCGACTGCTCGTACCGGCAACCGACGTCCGAGTACATCCGTACCTTGATGTAGGTGTGGTCGGAGGTGAAGCCCTTGCCGAGCCCGCCGTCGTCCGCGATCTCCAGGCCGGACCACCGACCGAAGAGCACGTTCGCCCAGTTACCCTGGAAGACGTCCGTGCACTTCTGCACGTCCTGCGGGCTGGTCCAGGCCACCGAAGCGCCGGGCTTGTTGGTGGTGGGCAGCTGGGTGCTCTTGCCGAATTCGCCGATGACGTCGCGCAGCCGGGCCTCCGGCAGCATCGGTACCCCGATGAGGTACGGCCGGTTGGTGGTCTGCCCGCTGTAGTTGTCCGTCTTCAGCTGACGCATCCGGCGGAAGAACCTCGGGCACGAGATGGTCGCGAAGCTGGAGTCGGCGTCGATGTCAGCGTCCTCCAGGATGCCGGCCATGTTGTCCAGCCCGTCGAAGTCCAGGGCCGCACCCGCCGGGCTGGCCGGCTGAGTGCTGGTTCCGTTCTCGGCGGAGTAGACCCCAACGCCCGGCCAGTTGACCACGCCACGGGGCATATTCTCCGAGCCGCTCCCGTAGAGCACGGTCCAGTCGATCTTCTTCGCGGCCGCGCGGGTCATGTCCGCCCGCAGGAGGTTCTCGAAGCCGAAGGACTGGAAGCGACGCATCTCGTCGGTGAGCCGGACCAGGATACCGAGCTTCTTGGGCGTCAGCGACATGTTGCCGACGTTGACCAGGGACTCGACGTACTCGTCCTCCTCACCCAGCCAGTAGGCGATGACGCCCCCGTTGAACTTCGGGAGCTTGGCGGGGATGCCGGTCAGCCCGTCCAGCACGCTGACGCGGGTCCGGCCGTCGCCGGCCAGGTCGATCAGCTGGCTGCGGGTGTAGATCGCGGCAATCACGTCGGGGATCACCTGGTCCGGGATGAAGAGCCCGGCCGCGCTGTCGTTGCCGATGATGTGCGAGGCCTTCGACCGGACCTGGTCGAAGATCTCCTTCTCGTGTTCGGCACCCTTCCAGTCACCGGTCTTCGCCCCGATGAACGCGCGGGTCAGACTGAACTTCTTGCCCGCGTCCTCCAAGCCGGGGATGTAGAACCCGCCCTTGCTGCTGCGGATCGCCTCCCGGACCTGCTCCATGGAGGCCTTCGTCCGCTCGAATTCCTTCAGCGCCTTGCTCACGTCGAGGTCGGCGAACTCCTTGACCTTCGCCTGCAGGGCCTTGAGCTCCTCGCGGATCTCGGGCAAGCCCTTGGACATGATCTCCACGTTCTCCAGAAGCCTCTTCACGGCTTCCTTCTCCATGGCACCGTCTTTCGGGTCAACTGGCATTTGCGAATCTCCTCAAAAAAGAGTTCTTGAAAGGTCACGGGCACATGCCCGAAACCAGGCAGCGGGGCTACCGACCCAGCGCCTTCTCGGTTGCGGCAAGTGCCCGGTGGACACCGTCGCCCGTCAGCGAAGAGGTTTCTTCACTGCTCAGCTTCTCCTCCTTTTCCCTCTGGTTGGCATCGTCTTCGGCTTTCTGGCGCAGGTCCGCTACGCCCTGCCGGATCGCCACGAGTTCCTCTCCGACCTCGACTTGGAAATTGATGATCAAATCTGCAAGATCCCACGGGTTGAGCTTTTTGGTCATCGTCTTCTTCGAGATCTCGTGAGCTTTGACGGAAGCCTCACGCGCTTTGACGTCGTAACCCTTGTCAGGGTTGGTCGCTGCTGCATCATGCAGCTTGCCGGCTTCACGGTGTGCATCCCTGGAATCTTGCATGTCCATCTTGTTCGCGGTAAAGGCTGCTGCTCGATGGTAACTCCGGGCTTGTCTGTGCTCTTTGGGAGTCTTCGCCTGCTCTGCCAGCTTGCCTTCGCTGGTCTCTCCCGCGATCCAGACTCCTTCCATGTCCCTCTCCGGATGGTTGGGATTCTGGGTGCCAGTCTGATCCCTTGCGGGAGCTCCACTGGCCCCTGTTTCCCCAACCCCACCACTTCCCCACTTGCCATCAGGATCGCGCGCTTGATCTTCGCTGAACGCTTCCAGGAACAGCGGAACGTCGAATTCCCGGTGCACCTGCGTATGGACCTCCGGAAAGAGCGTCCGCCAGACCGCGAGCAACGTAGCTTCGGATCGGAGCCATTCGTGCCGATCGTCCGGCCCGGCCACGATGCTGCGCCGACGCATCTCCCGCAGGCACTGTACGTCGTTCGGCTGGAGCAGTCCCTTCGACTTCGCGTGGGCGAAGGCCGCATAGGTACCGGGGTTGGCGGGAATGGTGGTCGGCGAGTGTTCCAGAAGCACGTTCTCGTCGAGCACCAGCCCGTTCGGACCGAGCCCGAGCGTCTTCCGGGCCGCGGGATCCTTAATGTCCCAGACCTTCTTGGGGTAGAAGCCGATCGAACTCGTCCGCAGGAAGCCGGCCTTCACCAGTCGGAAGACGGTATCGGCCCACTCCCAGGTTTCCTTCGAGGCGAACAGGTCGAGCAGCCGCAGGGCCGGTCCCTCGTAGTCGGCGTCCTTCCGTTCAAGGACCTTCCAGTCGATCGCGTTGCCCACCGGGGGCATGTCCCAGTCATGACTGAAGGGGACGACGGGGTTGTGGGCGTACTCGCTGAAATCGAAGTTCTGCTTGACGATGTCCCCGTGGCGGTCCACCCGCTGATCGCTTGCCCAGAACGGCACCACGCGATCGGAATACTCCGGACGCCAGGGAATGCCCTTCTCCTGCGCCATAAGGGCCAGGTCCGCGGGCGGAGGCATCGGCCCGCCGAGCGAGCCGCCGATCGCCTTGGTCACGCGGGGCCGGTCACCATCCACCGCAATGGTGGTCTGGCTGGCGGGGTTGGTTTTCCGCACCTCCACATCCGCGGCCAGCAGCCGGTCAACCAGCTTACCGGACTCAATCGGCTCAGCCGACTTGAGCAGGGTTTCATCATCCGGGGCCTTGAACATCGCGTTCTCCTTCTGAGCTTAGTACTCAATCTCGGGGTCATAGTCGGGTGTCGGACGCTCCGTCAAGATCCGCCCACCGTATCGATCCACCATCGCCTCGGCGAGCCCAAAGTCCCTGATCGGATCGTACTCAGGCGGATGGGCCTCGGCATTAGCGGTGAAGATCCGGACCCATGCGGGATTCTCCCCACTGAACTTGCCGTCGGCCACGGCAAAAGCCATCTGGTCGACTTCAAACTCCACTTTCATTTGTTCCCCTTCTTCATGTTCAGTATCCGCACCGTAAACTTAAAGTGGTCGGGGTCTTCCTTGAAAAAACGGAGGGGCTCTTGTTGGAGCCATTGGAGTCCCATGGACAACACTTCTGTTGCTTCATGGCGGTAGATCTTGCCAACATAGGGATCACGGAAGCCATCCTTAATCCCAACCTCATCATCAGAAAAAGCCTTACTCCGACCCTTCAAGCCTTTGATTGCATTCAGGGACTCGGGCTTCAGTCCCTGTGTCCGACGAGCCAGAAAACTTTGGCATTCTTGGCTGACGTCCCTATCGGAATGCTCAAGCACGTGACCCATCTCATGAACAATTACCGAAGCTGAAGTGACACTCCTCAGGTAAATGGCCCCGTTCGAGAAGTATTCTCGTTCGCTCTTCGTTGATTGGCCGACCGAGAAGTTGCCCTCTCGCAAGAAATCAGAACCATTTACCTTATTGAAGAACGCCACCGCTTCTGAGCCATGCTTCAACTCTTTTCCGAACGACCCCCCCAGGCCCCGATTACTGGAAGGGTCGGCAGCAAGCGCATTCTGAATCATGCGGTTGCCTTCTTCGGTAGCAGCACTCTCTGCTTCTTTAGCTCTAGAATAGGCTTCCCATTGCGGCTCGAGTTCCGCAGTGATTTTTTTGAGCTCAGCCTCTCGGGCTGTGTATTCTTGCTGAAGGACAGCGATTGCCTCAGGGGAGGCACCAGCTTCCTTGGCTGCAGTCAGCTTATTGACAGTCTCGAATTGTTTTTCCCAGAGTTCATCTCTCTGGGTTTGTAGGGGTTGGAATGAATCCAGAAGTGCCTTGGAGGCTTCAGTTGCCTTTTGGATGATGGCATCAACTTGAGCAACCGCCCGCTCTACCTGAAGCATCTTCCGGTCAACGGGGTCAGTCGGCTCAGCTGGTTTTTCTGGAGGGAAAGGATCGTCGGCGGAGGGGTCGGCGGTGCCCGCGGGGGTCGCGCCCGCGCCCGCCCCGTCGAAGGCCCAACGGCCCTGCTCGTCCCGCGGCTGATCACCCCAGTACGGGTTGAACTTCAGGATGGCGTCGAAAACGTTGGTGGATTTGCCTCTCACCACTGCCGAGCGGGACGACCCCGCATCGAGGTTGTAAAACTCGAACTCCCGCAGGCTGTACGGGAAGAGGGCCTCCTCCGGCGCATCAGTAACCGGAGGAGGCACCTCGTCAACCGCGGACAGGATGGCATTGAACACCGACATGGCAGTCCTCAGGCCGGGGTGCCGACCGCGTAGTGGGCCACGACTGTCACGTCGCCGACGCTGGAGTCAGCCTTGCCGGTCATCTTCTTGGCGGTGGTCAGCTGCAGCGGCGGAGCGAACTCCACCCGCTTCGCGTTGCTCGCACCGGGGGCCACGATGCACTGCACGACCGGCGTGGCGGCGTCATCCTCGATGGTGATGATGGGCGTCTCCGCCCCGGTGGGGTTGCTGACGTCGATCGCGAGCAGGAAGATCGCCTTGCCTGCCGCGGGAGCGGTGATGATGTCCTGCTTCGCGGTGGAGGTGATGAGCGTGCCGTTCTTCTCCGTAGCGAACGTAGCATCGGACGGCAATCCGCCGGACCACCGGAGCTTGATCGAGCTCAGGGCCGTCAGGATGCTCGCCATCGTGTCCTTGATCAGAGACAGTGTGTCAGACATTCCGAAACTCCTTGCCTAAAGTTTCAATCGTTCGAGCCAGGCCCCACACGGACCCGCTTCTTGCCGGTTAAACCGGGATCATGACGCAGCGACAGTTTACAACCTCACCCGCGTCGGTGCAGTCCATGTCATTCGGATATTTCAGCTCACCCGCGTCCACGTTGCCGGAAAGGGTCAGGTAGTTGAACCCTCGCTTTTGCGGCCCGGCCCCACCGTAAAGCAGGTGGTTCACGCGGGAGTGCTCATCCACGGCGGAGAGCCACTCACCCCGCTCGAAACCCTGCGCGGTGAACATCGCCTCGCGGGCCTCGTTCATGAAGCCGGCCGACTCCGTGCGGGCGACCTGGAGCGTCTTCGCGGAACTCGCGGCGTACTGGTAGGCCTGGGACACCCGAGCTCGCAACTCAGCCATGGACTCGTTGGCATCGAGTCCCTTGCTCAAGGAGGTGCGGAGCATCTTCTGGAGAGAGGCTGGGGCCTTGCCTACCAGGAATTTCTCGCGGCGGGTGATCGCGGCCTGGATCATGGGGTCGTCCAGTGCGAACACCGCCATGCCAGCGAGTTCCGCTACGGTGTACTCGTAAACGCCCGCGAGCTCCTGAGCGTACACTGGGTTCACTCGCCGCTGAAGTCGCTTCCTGTATGCCTCCAAGTCGGGGAGGAAGGCCTCCGCCTTGAGGGCCTTGTTCAGCGGTTGCCAGAACTTCAGGTGCTGCTCCGCCACGACCGCGTCGAAGAGCCGGAGGTTCTCCTGCTGCTCCTTCAGAACCCAAGCCCGCCAGGCCTGCATGAAGGCCTGTTCCGCCGGCAGCTGCACCTTCGCGATGATGGCGTTCCAGCGGCGCTTCGCACTCGCCGCACGTGCGGCCTTCATCGCGGGCGGAGGCAACGGCTCGGGCGGGGTGGGCTTCCCGGCCGCGGGCGTGCGCGAGGCCGGAAGGCCGGGCGGGAGCTCTTCCTCGCCGGGCGGGGGCACCGCAGGCAGCGGCAGCGGCAGCGGCAGCGGCTCAGGTTCCGGCGGATTCAGCACAGCGTCCAGGGTCATCAACCCAGCGGAAACCAGGACGACGTCATCGCCCTCGTAGGGCTCGACCTCCAGCCCCGCCATCTCCATTGCTTGTCGCGGTGGGACGTGCAGTTCCGAGCCGGCCAGGGATTTGGCCAGGGTCGTGGCCTCGCTCAAGCCCTGTCGCAGTGCATCAACCCCGGACAGATCGAACATCCCCATCACATTGTCGGTCTCAGTGAAAAAGAGCGTCCCGTCCAGGACGTCCTCGAAGTACCTGATTTGGGGCAGGAGGTTCTTGTCCCAGAAGTTCCAGTCCTGGCTCAGTTGCGTTGCGTAGTTGAGCCCGTCCGTGATGGAGAGAATCGACTTCGGGGTGCGGGTCACCGCCAACACTTCATCCCGGTCCCACTGGCGTTGTTCGAACCATTCCATGTCCTCGGGCGTCATGCCGGTCGGCACGTACTCCCACCCGCCCGTCAGCCAGCCGATCTTGCGGCGGTTCTGAGTCCCCTTGTGCCGCTGCTCAAACTGCTTAACCTGCTTCTGAACCTCCTCCTCGTCATAGCCCTCCTTGTGCATCAGGATCCCGCCGGGGTCGGCCCCGTTCTCCAGCACCGCTTTGTTGTGTGCCCCCGCCAACATGTCCATGGTAATGCCCATGGCTGCGGCGGTCAGGGGGCTGATCGCACGGGCCGGGTCGCTCGGATGGAGCAGGTAGAACCGGATCACCTCATGGGGCAGCAGGGAGACCCGTTCCCCTTCCCGGAAGTAACCGGCCCCGCGGGGCACCCTGTAGTCCCAGGCCACGAGCCGGTTCTCCTTGTACAGTGGTTCGATGAGGTCCGGGTTGCCCAGCCAGATCTGGCCGGGAATGTCACCGGGGGCGATCCGCTTCCCCTCCTCCGAGAGCAGGATCCAGAAGCACTGACCCCGCATCGTCTGCCAGAGGGAGGTTCCCTGCCACAGCTGACCCTGCGACATCAGGGGGTTGGGTCGTTTGAAGACGTTCATCAGAGGGTGCGTCTCGTCGAGCTCAAGTGCCTTCGATCGGAGTCCACGGAATCGCATGGGGTTGGCCGCACGGGTCATGTGGCGCTCCACCGCCCGCCGGCCGCGACCGGCCGGGGGTCCAACCCAGGGACGACCCAGGGCCTTCATGCGTGTCACGCGGACTTGTGAGGCCTTCTCCGTCTCCCGCATGATCTGGAACGGGGCTTGGGCCAGGTTCGTCGCGATCGCCATGGCACAGGCATAAACCCAGGCATGATTCTCAAACGGCTCGGTCGCCCGGAACACCGGGTCCGCCGACACCCCGAAGACCGCGCTCACGAAATTGGCGTAGGCCTTGCTAATGACCTTGCCGTTTCCGTTGTCGCTGGTCCCGCGGGACGGCAGTCCCAAGCGGGCCGGCCGGCCGTAAGCGTCCAGGATGTCGTTTTGAGTCACCATTATCTGGGATCCACGAAGGTGATCTCACCGTCCGCGATCATCTCACCGAGCAACGTCTGGAAGAGCGAGCGTTTCTGGGGTTGGATGGTCTGTGTGGGGTTGGTCTGCACCGCCGCTGCCGCGGTCGCGGTCGCACTCGCCGGGGCCATTGGAACCACCGACGGGGGCCGGTGTCGCCGCGGGCGGGGAGCGGTGCCGGAGGGGCCTTCGACTTGGGAATGGGACTTCATGCTCACTCCTTCTTTTCGAGTGTTCGTTGGAGCATCTCGAAACGCAACCGGACGGTCTCGTACTCGGTGCGCTGCGCCTGAACCAGTTGGCTGACGTTGCGGTTGAGCTCGGCAATCGAGTTCGCGAGTTCCTTCTGGGCCTCGAAGTGGTTGGCATGGGTGGCCTGGGAATCCACAAGCAGTCGCTCAATCTCCCGAGCACAGGCAGGGATTGAGCGGTCGGAGCGATTCTCCTCTCGCAGCTGACTCCCACGTTTCCAGCCCCAAAGTCGGTCGCCGATCTGGATCAGCGTCCAAGCACCGCCGATGATCGCGATCCAAACTCCAGTGTCAAGGGTCATGCGTCACTCCAAAACGGGCCTCCGGTCTCGTTCACTTCTACAAGAGGCCCGCCCGCCTTTCGGCAAGCGGGACTGGGGTTCAGCCTCGCGTCACAGCGATCGGGTTGAACGGGGCCACGCCCCCGCTCATGCTGCCCGTCCGGCCGGGGCCGGTCTCGGGCTCTTGCGGGCTGGACTCGGGGAAGTCCAGCGGGGTGGCCGTCGCGACGTAGTTGATGAGGAACGACTCGGCCTTGCTGATGATCGACACGAAGCGGGACGGGTCGTAGATGATCAGCCCCGCCGGCATGCGGGCCAACTGGGAGTTGAGGAGCTCCTCGCGGGCCAGGAGGAAGAGCCGCACCGCCTGGTTGATCGAGTCGTTCTCGGTGTCCTCGAAACCGAGGTTGACCAGGGGCTCCACCGCCCACTGCCACGGGTGCGTCTCGGGCAGGTCCAGCTGGGGCTGGGAGATGATGTGGGTGTGGAGGGCCCGGATGTTGGTGATGTACTGTTGCCAGCGGGCCTGATCGAACGTGTTGACCAAGCTGAGGCCCGAGGACACGCTCTTGTAGAGCTCCTCGATGAAACGAGCCAGCTGGTCGGCCAGGATGACGACGTCGTGGTTGTTGATCTTGAGGGCTTGCACAGGCTCAGCCATTGCAGACTCCTTTGAAGCATCGCTCGGCCCGTCCCGATCCAACGTGGGCCAGGGCGGAACGAGCAGGGAAGGTCACAGGGCAACGATCGCGAGAGAGACCAAGGCCGTAAGAACCGCACGCATCGCGGTCAGGTGAAGCTCGCGGGCCTCTGCATTCGCAGTGGCCAGTGCTTTCGCCACTTCCGCCAGGGTAGCGTTCTCCTGTGCGAGCTCAGTGAGTGTCATCTGTCCACGGATCGCAGCGTTCGGGTCACCCCCGGTGCCTGCCAGGGTCGTGAGCAGGGCATCGATCTCACTCGCGGCCAGCCGGGTGAGCACGCCCTGATAAATGCTCACGAGCGGCTGGGCTTCTTTCGGCAACTGCCGGAGCAGTTGTCCGACGATGATCTTCAGTAGGGCTTCCGTCTGGTTCATTTCCATCACAGAATTTCCTGAGGTGCAGGACCAATTCAGATCCTGGACGCCAACTCCTTCTTGTGGGTCTCGATCTGCTTGAGCACGGTCGCCAGATCGGCCTTCGCGTCGATCCCGGTGGTGAGCTTGAGACGCTCGATGCCGATGTCGTTGAGTCGCTGGAGCATGCCGAGCATGAGGGCCTCGATTTAGAGGACGCCGACCTCAGGCATTTCCTGGTAGCAGATCGTACCAGAGTCGAAGATCAACTGGTTCTTGCCGCTGGTCGTGTCCGAAATCCGAAGCGATCCGATTTCAACGCGGTACCGCTTGTCAGTCATCACAGACTCCTTTCCGAAACGGGGCGGGCGGGAAGCCAGCCCCATGTTATGGACCGGGTGGAACAGCCGGACGTCGGCCGTGCGCCCAGTCCGATTCATACTTCGTCTTGTCCGCCTGGGACTGGATCCAGAGTTTCACCGCACTCCAGTCGTTCGGGGCGGGGGCTAGCATGGGTTGTATGCGGGCATTGAAGGCAGCGGCGTTCGCGGCCGACTGGTCAAAGTAGGTCCGGTCGCGGGCAGTTACGATGGTACAGCCCCACATGACCGGCAGTAGCAGCAGCAGGAACAGCAGCTTCGGGGTCTTGTCCTCCGGAGAGGGCGTGTTCAGGACCTTGGTCGCCCGCACCCGGCCCCAGATCGTCAGCAGTCCGAGGGCCGCGGTCAGCAGACCGGGGACCACCTGCTGGCCGGTGACGTCCTTGATCTCATCGCTGACCTGGACCCCGCAGGCAGCCAACACCCCCCAGAGCAGGACCAGCAGTCCCGCCCAGACGGTGACACTCGACAGAGGGCTCTTCTTCTCACTCACGATTGATCTCCTTTCGGTTCAGGAAAACAGAACATCACAGCATCTCCGCAACACCCATGGCGGGCACGGACACCCGGGCCTTCCGCATCTGCCAGGCGATCGCACGCTTGATCACTCGGTCGTCATGGGCCCCGGAGTCAGCCCCAAACTTCGCGTTCCGTTGCATTCGAAACGTCAAGCACTCGGAAAGGAACTCGACGTCACGTTCCTCCACCGCTCCGCTTTCCACTGCTTCGCAAAGCTCGTCCAGCATGATCGGACGGCTGATCGCGTCCGTGGACCAGCCCGGCTTGCGGGCCTTACCAATGCCGTGGTGGTAGAGGAACCGAGACTCACGAACGTTATGCACCGTCCGCACCCGCTGGAGGACAGCGTGGCCGTGGTTGTTCTCCTCGATGCCCATGATTGCGTTGTTGTACAGTCGGTGCACCCGGACGCACTCGTCCGCCAGCATTGCCGGATCCATCAGTCCGTGGATGTCGCACACCGGAACTCCGGAGCTCCGCTTCAGAACGACCAGCCCGTTCGGGTCGCAACCGGGCTTGCCCTCGCTGGTGTCGGCACCCAGGCAGTACCGCTCGCCGGGGACGGGGCGTTCCCACATGAGCTCCACCGCCCGGCCCGAGTCGGACTTCTTGATGTCCCGTCGGCTGACCAATGGGGCCGGTCGCAACTGCAATGCATCCACCAGGGCGGAGATGATCTGGATGTCGAAGTAGCAATGGCCAGTTGCCAGGAAGCAGCTGATGTCGTCCTCAGGATACTCTTGTTTGAACAGCCCCTTGAGCGCCCGGCGCTTCATCCGACGCCAGGCGACCTGACCGGTGGTCAAGTTGTACTGCTCAATCAGGGCCTTTTCGTCCTCGGCCAGTGTTGCGAGAACTTCCTCCGCATTGAACTCCGTCGGGGCCAGGGTGTTGGTCTCATCAAAGAACCAAGGGAGGAAGATCGGCGTCCAGTCGTTCAGCCCCTCCTTCGCCTCCTTGTAGATGGAGGCAAACCAGTCGAGCCCATTGGGCGTCGTCTCCAGGGTGATCTCGCCGTGACTGCTGGCCTCGGTCAAGCCGGCAACCAACTGCTCTACGTCATCGGCCTGATGCGGCCCGCGGCACCACCAGGCCACCTCACTGCCGTGCACCCGCTGAAGCGTGTCGCCTCGGCCGAAGCCGGACGAGCCCGCGGTGCCAATGAAGAACATGGAGTGCTGCTGGATGAACTCCAATCGACGGGCGTTGCCCACGCCCCGCAGGTCGGGGGCGTGCGGATCCTTCTCATGGAACAGCTGGGCAATGCGGAAGATTCGCTGCGTCGCGTCGTCGGTGTGGGCCAGGGTGACCACCTGAGAATAGGGCACCTCGCAGATGGTCTGGTAGTTGCGACCCTGCTCCCAGGTGGTGAATCCCCCGCGGCGGTACTTCAGGAGTAGGTACTTCGCGGGATGGCCCCGCTGCCGAGACAGGCGCCTTGCTCCCTCATAATACCTCTGAACGGAGTTGACCCGAAACTGGATGGGTTGACCGAGCTTCGGACGAATCCAGAGACGCTCCCTTGCAAACCGGCTGAAGGAAGTCAAAACCGACGGCCCACGGCTGGCGGAGTCCACAGGACCAACCGGGGCCGCGGTTTGCTGGAGGAGGTAGACCCGCCCGAAGCTGTCTGGGTCGCCGGCCTTGAGGGCCGCAGCTTGCTCCGGGGTCAACCGCCCATGACGAACATCGTCGGTGATGGCAATGAAGTGGAAACCGGTCTTGGGGTCTTCTGGAGAAAGTTGACGTGCTGCGTTGATGGCCTGTGCAAACCAATGCCTGGAATCCAATGGCTGTGACCCCACCATGCGGACGTTGCCCTTAGCGTTCATGGCGAGCCATGTGCTTGGGTCCGCTGTGGCCTCACAGTCCTCCAGCACAGCATCGGCCACCCCGCCCGCCGGTTCCAGCTGAAAGGCCCGCTCGGGCCGCAGGAACCACAGGCGGGCATCGTTGTGTCGCAGGGAGTGCGGGTGTTCCGCCTTCGTGCCGAGCATGAGCTCCACCGGACTTCCCGCGAGCCAGACTTCCACAGCGGTTCGCATGGCCTCGCAGCGGGGGCCGACCCAGATGAAGTTCTGGTGAGGAATGGACGTACCCAGTGCGCGACTCAGCCACCAGCCCAACAGCCCCTCCCGCACGCTGGGCAGTGGGGCCGCGGCCACCACGAGCGTGGGGCGGGCGTCAATCGCCATCGCCCGCACCGCGGGGTTTAGCCTCTCGATGTGGATCTTGATCTTCATGAACCTCGCCGCACGCCAAGGTGCCTGAACTCCGCCACGCACGCCCTCAACTGTTTTCGAATCGCCTCCCAGGAACGAGTGCCAAGGGGTCCGGCTTGGAGTCGCTTGACCTCGGCATAGTAACTTCTGCCCGCCAATACTTGGAGGGCCGACACACCAATTTCTTCAAGTTCACTCCGCTGCCACCTCATGGCTTCCTCTTGCGGATTCGAACAGTCGCCTCGTCCGGGCGGGGGTCGCCCACCACAAGTTCCACCTCCACCGGCCCCGCCCCGCCAGAGCCCGCCCCCGCGGTGCGGTCCAGGGCGGAGCAAAGCACTTCAGCGATGCGGCCCTCACCCATGTCGTTGAGGGTATCCGCCACGAGCCGCTTCGCTTTCAGCATGAAGGCCACCTCACCGCCTTGCCGGGCCTCGTCCTCGTAGAGCTCGTCAATCCTCTGCATTGCCCGCTGCGGCAGCAGAGGCATGATGATGCTCTTGAAGAACGCGACCGGGTCACCGCGGAACTCCTTCTCAAGTGCCTTCAGCAGCAGGGCCTTGTTGGCGTCCTTGCTCAGCATCAAGTCCAGCAGGAGCAACGCATGCAACCTGCCGTTCGGACCAAGCCTCCGCCCCACAGGCTGGAACGCACCCTGGTTCCATGGCGGGCTTTTCCTCATGTATCGAGGCATGCAAGGTCTATTCTACAAAAAACGCCCCGACCAACAAGGCCGGGGCGGGAGCAACACAATGGGCTGCGAGTCCCATCACGTTTTTGTTCCGGTCAGCGACCCACGTCGTGGGAGCTAACTTAACGGATTGAGCGTCTTGACGCTCAATTACCAAGGCTCAACTTCCTCAAATTCCTGTCCCCGCTACCGCGGGGTGTCTGCCGCTCTGCGGGCGTCCGGCCGCGGGCCGGCCGGGCCAGTCTCCACGGTCCGCAGCTGCAACGGTTTGATGATGCCCCGCTCCACCACCTCCAACTGCGGTTCGTCAAACCATTGGACCTCAGCGGGAGCACCCTCCTTGCAGATCTCCGGGGTCAACGTCCACCGGGTGCACCCGTAGATGTAATGCGTCACGGCCGTCGCGATTCCAACAAGTCCGCTAATCCGATCCCGCACCCGGTCGCCAAGTTCAATCGCCAATGTCATCACTCCGCCTTTCAGAGAAGGATCTGTACAACGACGCCAACTCAACCATCGCTCGTCCCCCCACCCCTCCCGATCACATCCGCCCGCTCCTCCCGATCCACCCATACCCAAAGCCGCTTCTGTCCCGCCGGAGCCGGCCCCAACCACCGCCGCACGCTCCCCTCAGCTGACTCACAATCCCCCTTCTGGATCAGGAGCAACACCAGGTCCAACCCCCACACCGTTGCCGCACTCGCCTCCAGGGTGAACCTTACATCCGGCAGTTCCCGCTGCAGGAACTCCGCCAACTCCGCCATGTCCGTCAACGGCCCCCGCGGAACCACCTCCCCCCGGAGCACCGCCGCCCGCTCCACCTCAAGTTTGAGCGCCCGGATTGGAGCGCCATACAACAACAACACCCACCGCCACCCGCCCGCCCGGATCCAAACCGCCAGCTCACTCGCTTGCAAGGTCCACCTCCCTTTCCGTTGCGGCCCGGCGAGCGTCTCGCTCCGCCAGGCTCTCAACCTCATCATCATAATCCACGTCCCGCGCACCGTGACATCCCGGAAAATCGGAACAACCCCAGAACTCCACCCCATCCGCCCGCCGCTTCCGCTTGATCATGGTCACCCCGCACAGGGGGCACGTCGGCACCCCAGCGGTCAACCGACCCTTTAAACGGGCCTTTTTTGGCAATCCATCCACTGAATTCTCCTTTTTTTCAAGCACCGAATACGCTTCCGACCGAATTCCGCCCTATAGCCGTGGGGGGTAATGAGTGTCCTTCAAACCTCCTAAACCCCCTAAACCCCCCAAAAAGCTTTTTTCTCTCTTATAAGAACAATCAAGCTTTACTCAGGTTAAAGAGACCAAAGACAGAGCACACGCATTATCCCCCCCTGATATAGGGCTTAATTCAACCTCCCATCGTTTAAGTCGGCCAACGGGCTGGAGGATACGGTGAACTGGTTTCTCAATTAATGAGCCATTAATGGACCATTTTCAGGCCCCGCCGGGCCTCCGCAAACCCAGTCCCGCCGGGTCCAGCCGCAGCGGAGCCAGTCCGAGGGCCGCGGCCCTGGCCAGCAGTCCCGCTCCCCCGCCCCCCTTAAGGGGGGCGGGCGACGCATACCGCCGGGCCGTCGCGATCGCAGCCCCCTTCTTCGCGTGCTTGAGGATGGCGCGGGCGAACACGGCTGCACTGTCGGGGTCCATCGCGACCTGGCGGTCGGACACCAGGAGGATCACAGCCCCGGTGTCGTTGTTGTGCCCGACGCTGAGCCGCTGCTGCGGCGGGACCTTCTCCGCCGCGGCACGAACCGCTTGTGATGCCTCTGATTCCATCATCGTCTCCTTTTCTGGAGGTGAAACAGCATAAACTCGAACTATCAGCCTTGGATCTGGATCTCCTGTGAAAGTTGTTCGGGGAAATTCAGGTACGCCCCCGCCGGGCGATGCTCCAGCACACCCATGTCGAATGCCCGAGCCGCGGCCCGCTCCCCCTCCGGGGTGAACGGAAAAATGCCCAGGTGAAGGGTACGGTTGTTCAGATGGATCTGTGCTGCCCATTGGATGTAATCACGCCCCCTGTTCCGTCGCCAGGTGACCCCCTTGAAAGTGGTCGGGGCCGGCTCTCCGTGGCTGGGGTGCCCCCGCCCGCGACGGTAGATCTTCTCTGCAACCTTGCGGGAGATCACCTCATAGGCCTCCGCCCGCGGGAGGATCAGGAGGTTGTTGAAACGACAGTCCAGGTAGTCCCCGTTTCTGGCGAACACCACCTCCGCCGGTCCCGCTGCTGCGAGCATCCGGTGGAGGAAGAGCATTGGACCGTGCGTCCGCTTCAGAATGGCTCGATGGTTCCCGTATTGGTTTCCGTGCAGGTAGAGCTCCCCAAGCCGCAGGACCTCCGGGAGCAGATCAGCATCTACCTGTACCTCAAAAGTTTCGCCAGCATGGAACACTTGAATTGCACTCAAGGTTAGCCCTCCTCTGCGACGCGGGGCAGGGTTTCAAGCCTTGCCTGTTCTCGACGACTCAAGATGCAACAGGAACCCTGTCCGGGTTGCCACTCCGCTGCGTGGTCGATCAGCTGTTTGGCGATGTTCCGCCAGAAGTTCTGTACATCCGGGCCCATCAGCTGGTAGAAGCTCAGAGCCCCCGCCTTACCGTGCAGGCGAGCGAGCGTCTCCGCCAGGTTGCCCAGTTGCGAAGTCCCTTCATAGAGGGCCTCCGCCAGTTCCTCGATCGTTGGTGCTTTGATGAAACTCATGTTGCTCCTTTTTTCTGGAATGGAATGAAACCCCGATTGCGCCGCTGGATCCTAAACGGCTCAGCGGGACTTTCTTCCGGACGCATGTTCTTAAATGCTTGGCGCATCACCATCACCGCCCGAGCGAGCCGTTTGTTCTCCTTGAATCGCGGACGACCCGCCCGCCAGTAATGGCCCCGGAGCAGTCGCCGCGACGCCATCCACACCCGCCAGAGTTGCCTGCACTCCTCGCGAAGCTGCGCCTCTTGACCGGCCAGGCGAGCGTGCTCCGCCCGAAGACCCTCGTAGGCCTGTTTCATTTCTCGGAGTTCTTTCGAATCCCGTTCGCTGGACAGAAAAAAATCCCAGAGCTCCAGTCCCCGCTCCGCCAACAAAATGATCGAACCGGAGTGACGCACCGGTGGAATCGGGGGCCGGGTATCGGCTCGGATCCGCTCCCAATACTTTGTCAAATCGTGGACGTACTTCTTAGTCATGAGCACGCCCTCCCGCTTCCCGCCGGCCCACGCGGAAGACCCGGACGTCTGGTTCTTTCGAATCGGAGGACCCCGTTCGCGTCCGGGGCCGATGGGTCGGGGTATTGGCGTTCAGGAACTCCGCAACCACGTCCGCGTGGCACAGGGCCGGTGCGCAGAAACATCCGAGCCGCTTCCCGCGGCACTCCAGAAGCCGATCCCGGAACGACTCATCCGCCGTGAGCCGAAACGTGAAGTACGCCCGATAGCATCCAACCACGTCAAGCCGATGGTTGTGGCTGTGGTGGCAGTGGTTACACCGACCGAATTTCGCGGGATTGCCGAAATAGCCATCGCCCCGTTGGGGGTCGAACCGCCCCATGTAGACATCGTACTCACTGCGTCGGACGTTGACCACGACGGTCGGTCCGATGGGGGCCAGGTGTCTGAGTGCAAGGATCCAACGATCCAGCGGCAACGGTTCCGGGGCGGTGGTGCTCCGCCCCCACCACTGGGGTGCCGCAGAGGTCCAAAGTTGATTCGACGGGGCCATTTGAACTCCTAGGAACGGGAGGAGGAATGAGTTTTGTGCTCGGGCCGATCCAGCTGACCCTTGAACGGTCCGCCGGGATAGTCAGCAATCCTCAGCGTCCTCTGGTGAACCCAGACACTTCCACCGCCCCGTCGGCGACTTCGGACACTCAATCTTGGCCTTCGGCAACTCGATTCCCTTCTCGGCCATCACCTGCAGCATTGCCAGGACACGGGAAAGGCCCTCCTCAGCAGCTTGCTTGACGCCTACCTCATCCTGTCGCTGCCCGCCGTCACCGTTCAGCGTAGCCAGCAGATTGCCGAGGGCTTGACGCTCGGTTGTGGCCCCCGCTTCGTGATGATGTTCGCAGTCAGGATTGAATCCAGGGCCACAGGTGCATGGCGGAATGGCCTTCGTCTTTCTGGCGAGGGCGGTGCGGTACAACTCCCGTGCTCTTGCCGCTGCGTTACGCCACTCGACACTTTCCAGCTGCCAGTTGCCTCCGCCCGCATTAGCAACTACTCCCCATAGTGCCTCAGCAGCCCTAAGACAGTTCTCCGCCCGTTCGTGCTCGGCACGGAACAGAGACGAGGCTTCTTTTCTCCTGTCGTCGTTGTAGATAGCCATGTTCATCATGTCATCGACGTTTTTTTCCTGCTTATTTAACTCGACCTTGAGCCGGGCGATTTCGGCATGGTCGCTCTCACCTTTATAATGGCTCCCTGCCGACGCTGCCAACACTGCCTTGATGTGCATACGCTCGGAGCAGTGCGGCTGCTTCAAAAGCCATTCAAGGTCTTCCGCGATCAACTTCTCATACGTCTGTCGATTCATTGTGGTCCCCATCACTCGCTCCTTCCCGCCGCCTTCAAGGCGGCTATTGGATGATCGCTCGGATGGAAAATGGTCAACTTGCCTCTCCGAATCGATTTCTAGCCCCGCTGGCGGGCCGGGGCCGTCCGGGATCCAACGGCCCCCGCCCGCCCCCGCGGGCTTGACTGGGGGGCTAGGAATCGTTCTAGCGGCCTTTGGAGGCCCTTTTGACTCGGCGGCGGAGCTTGGGGGCGCTCGGCTTGGGCGATTTGGACTCCTTAACGGCTGTAGAGGGCTTGGCGGGGGTCGGGCTGGCCACAGGGGCCACCGGAGTCACAGGGACGATCGGAGACGCGACGGCCGCGGCGGGGGCGACCGTTGGGCCGGCCGGGGCTGCGGCCCCGCTGGGTCGCCCTGTGGTCGCCCCGATCGGTCGCAGGTCCAACCGAGCCAGGGCCGACAACCGGATGGGGGCCTCGTCGAAGGACATGCCCGCGGCCGGGGTCGCGGTGACGTATTTCTTCATGGCCCCACTCGCCAACCGGACGGATAGCTCGTGGTGGACCTGCGGCCCGAGGATCACCCGGTTGTACGCGATGAAACCAGGCAGGTTCTTTACACAGTCAGGGGGGTTTGGAACGTTCGACATCTTGAGCTCCTTTAGTTGACGGCAACGAGCCGTTTGACCTTTGGGCCGACCGACCACGGTCGGCGACGACGGTTCGCGTCCGCACGCGCGGCCGCGGACTCCATTCCTTCGTTCGAGGCGACCGCGGCCCGCCAGAGTTCCGCGATCCGGTCACACATGAAATACTTTGTGGGGGGTGCTCCCCGCCGAGCGGTACCTTGGATGATTGGACCCGGCCCGCGACCCTTTTCCTTTCGCACAATACCAAGCAAGAACAGATCCTCAAGCTTCCGCTGTATGTTGGTCCGTGGCAACCGGCTGGACTCCGCGATCTCTTCCTGAGTGGCCCCGGACCCGAACTTCATCAAGGCCATGACCATGTCCAAATGGAATCCGATCGCGGAGTCGAAGGCCACCCGTTCGACCAAGGCAAAGTTTTCTGGAGAGAGCGAGGCTTCGTCCGCAACAGCCGCGACCATCGATGCGAATTTCACCAACTGCTTGGCGAGTCGGGTACCGACCTCATGTGCTGGGCGATACTTGATCTCTCGTTCACCCCATTGCTCACGATCCACACGGGCTCGCAACATACCCACCAACTGCGCCAAGGCCACCACCCGCCGCTTTGCCCAGATCGGAACCTCCGGCACATGGTCCACGTTCACCCGCCGGAGCAAGAAGCGGTTCACCGCCATGGTGAGTTCCTCCTCCATGCGACCCTCACGGGAGATGTTGTTGATCGCAGCCCAGATTTGCTCCTCTGCATTGAAACCCACCCCCTTCACCATCTCAAATTTCAGGAACCTCTCGCCGAGCGTTGCGGTGCTGTCCCCATGGATGATCGGTGTGACGCCCATCAAAAGGCTGAAGTGGAGAGGGTCGTACTCGCGGACCACCCCGTTACCAAACTGCTTATAAACGTACCCGTCGAACGCCCCACGGAAGATGGACCAGATCTCCTCGCGGGCTGCGGGGTGGATGCTGAAGAGCTCGGTGGCGTCCTTGAAGATGGCGGTCTTCGCCTGCATCAGCGGGAACAACGACGGGTCCGGGGTGCGCTGGAAACCGGACACCAGGGAAGCGGGAGTCAGCGTCGAGCGGAACAAGCAGCTGTCCGATTTTCGGAACGTGTTCAGAACCGCAGTTTTGCCTGAACCCGGCGGGCCGACCAGATAGAACCAGAGGGGATCGCCCGGCAGCTGCTCCGACAGGCACACCGCCAGGCAGACCCGGAGGGCGTTCTCCATGTCCGCATCCATCAACAGCCATCGGCGAAAAACCTCCAACAATTCAGGAAAGGTAATCGGCGGGCCGGCCGGGGCCGTGGGGCCGTCGGGAGCGTCATCGGCTGCGGTATCGTGGCGGTGTTTGGGCTTCAACCGGAGGCACAGCTGCTTGACGATTTTCTTCGCTGGCCACTTGCCGATCAGTCCAGCCTTCACAAAGTCCCTAACGTCGTAGCCCTTCGGCAATGCATCCGACCAGCACAGGAACTCCAGACTGAACGTCACACCTCGCAGGATCGCGGCCGCGCGCTTCGAGCCGGCGTCGCCCGCGTCGTCGTTGTCGTACATCAGGTGGACGTGCTTCCCTCGGAACCACTCGGTCCACTCTGCCTTAAAAATCGAGGCACCCGGCACGCCGACGACGATCTCGTCTTTGCGATCGGCCTCGTCCAGCGCCCACCGCAATGCGATCGCATCCCACTCGCCCTCGCACACCCAGACCTTCACGCCGGCCGGGGCCTTCGCGAGCTCCGCCGCGCCGAACAGCCCCACATGGCACCCGGTCGTGGACATGACCTGCCGGGTGCCGGGGATCCAGCGGCGGATGTCGCGGACGGTGCCAGTCTCACTGAAGTACGGGATCAGCCACTCGCGGCCGTTGAACCCCAGTTTCCACCGCTTGAAGGCCGCGGCCGGGATGCCACGGTTCTTGGCCAGCTGGCTCCAGTAGATGGTTGCGGTTTCGGCGTGCGTCTCCGCCGCGACACGGCCGAGGAACGTCACGATGTTGCCTTGCTCGCCGCATGATTGGCACTTCCACTGGCCCGTCTCGCGGGCCGCGAAGAAATGCTTCGCCTTGCCACAGAACGGGCAGTCGGCCGAAAGGTGCGTCGTTCCCGACTCACCCTCGAACTCAATGCCGTGGCACCCGAAAGGCAAGAGCTTCCTGGGGATCTCGATCACAAGGAGTCCTTTCCGTACTCAATGCCATCCAGGAACCACCGACGCTCCATCTCGGTCCAGCTGTTGGTGTGGGCCAAACACGCAGCGAGCAGTGCTGTTGCCCGCGTCAAACGCTCCAGCTGCCCCTCCTCCTTCCGTTCTTCCCTGGCATCACCTCGAATGGCTGTGGTGACTCGAGCCTTGAAATTAACTTTTTTCGTTGAGGGCATCGAAAACTCCTTTTAGAACGGGGCCGGCTCTAACGGTTGGAGGGTCTTCTGGGTGTAGAGATGGTTGCAATGGAGGCATCGCCAACCCCGCCAGCGAAGCACCGCCGGACCCCCGCACCGGCCACACGTCCGGGTCTCAGTCTCGGGCGCGGGGGCGTAACGTCGGATGTTGGCGTCGCGGGCATTGTCGCCCTCGGTCTGCTGCTCCAGGTGATCGGGCCGGACGCAGCTGCTATTGTTGCATCCAACATGACCGACGGTCATGCCGGGCTTCAACGGTTCGACCCAAAGACTGTAGGCCACCCGATGGGCCCAATAGGTCTGGCCCGCAAGACGGAACTGTCCGTAGCCATTCTTGTCTTTTGCAGCCAGCCAAAGCCAGCAGCCCTTCCGCCCGGCTTCGGCCGCAGCGATCTTGACTGTGAAACGACGGATGTCTGCTTCCGTCAGTTGCGGAACGGAACGGCCCTCATTGAGACGGAAGTGGGTCTGCCTCATTGGGTGCTCTCCTTCAGAAAATAGCCCTTCCGCTCGGTGTAGTAGAATAGGCCGTTCACCGGGTGTTTCGCAATCCCGACGCAGCCGGCCAGGTAGAAGCCATCGTCTCGCGGCCCCGCGTGGAGGTGGTTGTGCATGCCCTCGCAGTACGGGCAGAAGATTTCCAGGTGGAGCTTGTCCACCCGCCGGCCCGTGACGCTGAGCTTCCGGATCTTCACCATGGCTATGCGGCCTCCTTCAGCACGAGGTTGACTTTTTCCTTCTTGTCCCAGCGGACGGTAACCTTGTCGATTTCAGCGGGCGTCTCCACCCGGAAATGGCCCTCGTGGTCTGCCATCAATTCGACGAGCCCCCGGAGCATCGACTTGTAGGCGTGTTCCTTGCGAACCTCGAAGACGAGCTCGTCGTGAATGGTGAGGACCATGTGTGCGTCCAGCCCGCTCTCCCGCAGGTAGCCGTGCGCCCGGACCATGCTCCGCTTCATCAGGTCCGCGGCTGACCCCTGGACCATGTAGTTGACGCAGCGGTACGGGGCGTCTGAGGTCACCGAGATCCGACGGCCGTACCGGTTGACGATGTAGCCATCGGCCTTTGCCTGGCCGGAGAGCGTTTCCAGGTACTCCGAGATCCGTGGAAAGGCTACGTCGTAGTCCTTTAGGAACTGCTTTGCCTCTTCGTAGCTGCACCGGATCAGGTCTGCCGCTGCCCCCGCTCCGCCACCGAAGATCTTGAGGAAGAGCAGCATCTTCGCCTTCGCACGGCTGGTCTTCTTCTCCAGAGACTTCTCGGCCTTTACAATGTCGAAATCAAAGTCGGCGAGCCACTCCTCCGCGAGCCGTTCCCGCTCGGGATCCTTCAAGATCCGCGGGTCTTTCAACCCCCACTCCTTCCATGCGGCCTGCACGGCGGGGTTGCGGTGATCGCCCGTCGCGTCAAGCTCCAGTGCGTGCACCGCGGCCCGGATCGCCGCGGGGTTGCCGGGGCCTCCCCAGGCCTTGTTGGTGCACTCGGTGTGCAGGTCACGGCCCGACGTCAGGGCCTCGATCATGAAGCCCTCTTCGCAGACGTCCGCGAAGATCCGGACCTCAAGCTGCTGGTAGTCGATGTGGTACCAGATGAAGCCCGGCCGCGGCCCAAAGGGGGTACGGGCCTGGATGGGCTCACTGGAACGGGTGGTCAGTGCATTGGCCACGTTCTGCAGGTTCGGGTTGCGGCAGCTGAACCGCCCGGTGCAGGGACCGACCTGGTTGAAGTCCGGGTGCAGGGCAAAGCCGCCGGGGTTCAGCGGGTCCGGCAGGAGGTTTTCGGTGTATTTCAGGAAGAAAGACTTCAGCGCCTTTTCTGCGGCACGGTACTTGAACAAGGCCGCGACCACCGGATTCTCCACGTGCTGCATCAGGGCGTCAAAGTTCACCTGGGGCTGACCGCGGGCCGTTCGTTTCAGGATGGGCAGGTGAAGCTTGCCGTAGAAGAGCTTGCCGCACTGCTGCGGGCTATCAATGTCGAAGCCCTTCCAGGCCCGATTCATGACCACCGGCTTCCACTTAGCGATCTCCTCATGGCAACGCTTGGTCTCCGTCGCGACGACGACCGGGTCCACCCGCACGCCCCGCGTCTCCATCTGGTAGTTGATGGGCCAAAGCTCGATCTCACGGGCGTACGTCTTGGCGATGTCCATGCGGGTCTGATCGGTCTTGATGGCAAAGGCCGGGGCCTCCTCGGGATATTCGGTCAGGTGTCGCTGGAGGTCGGCCGACTCCGCGTCATACTCCTGCTGGATGCCAACCATTGCCTCTCGGAAGAAGGCGAAGAGCAACATGGTTCGCTCCACGTCGCCGATACAGTAACGCTTGCAGGCCTCCGCCTGCGCCTCGTCCAGTCCGATCTGCCGTAGGTAGCCAGCATGCCCGAGCCGCTGGAATGCCATTGGCATCCAGTAGTCCGCTTCGAGATCTTCGGCCAACGCCCATCCGAGCTTCTTGCCGATCCGACGGCAACGCTGCACAATCTTCTTGAGTTCGGACAGGTCGGTCTCCGGATAATCGAGGTACTTGTTGGCAAGTCGCTTCAACCCGTACGAGCCCTCTAGGGTGTTGCACACGTGAGCCGCGAACATCGTGTCGTGGACCCGCCCGAGCGTCCGAATGCCGAAGGAGTTCTCCAACATCCGGACGTCAAACTTCGCGTTGTGGAAAACCTTCTCCACGGCCGGGTCTTCCATCAGTCGCTTGACCTTCGCAAGCTCCACCGAGTCCGGTTGCACCCGCCGCGTCTTTGGGTCCACTGGCCACTCGAAGTAGATGGTTCCACCTGCCTCGTTGCAGAAGGCGATGGAGAACGGGCAATCGCCCTGCCAGGCCCGCAGCCCGGTGGTCTCGGTGTCCACCGCCAGCAACGAGCCGGCAATGAAGTGCCCAGCTTTTGTTTTACGGATCCTAATGGTCATTTTCCGTTCCTCACTCGTTCCTTTGCCATCTCGATATAAAAAGCATTCAAGTCGATCCCGAGACTTCGCCTTCCCAGGCGATTGGAGACCATACAACTTGTGCCGCTCCCAACGAACGGATCCAGCACCAGATCTCCGGGTCGGGTACCGGCCTTGATGCATCGTTCGGGCAACTCAGGAGGGAACACAGCGAAGTGAGCCCCCTTGAATGAGCGCGTCGTCATCGTCCATACGTCTCGGGCGTTTCGGGTTGTGTACTCGGGTCGGTCGTACTGACGGCTCTGCGCCCGCGTTCCCTCTACCGACTGATTCTGTTTGCCGAATGACGCCCCGCCCCCCGAGCTTACGGCTGGTTCGACGATGGCGGTCGCGTCGTAGAAGTACCGCGGGCTCTTGGTCAGCAGGAACAGGTACTCGTGACTCTTCGTCGGCCGGTCGGTCATGCTCTCAGGCATGGGATTCGGTTTCGCCCAGATGATGTCCGAACGTAAGTACCAACCATCGGCCTGGAGTGCCATGGCGACCATCCACGGGATCGGGACCATGTCCTTGGGCTTGAAGCCCTGGCCATTGATGCGAGGTCCCGGCGCTTGCGCTCTTCCCGTCCCACCATCAAAACTCCCGTATTTACGCTCCCCGCCTTGACTGTTGTAACTTGAGCTCAGATTCAACCACAGCGTCCCGTCGTCCCGCAGTACCCGCTGCACCTCATGGAACACCTCCACCATCCGCTCGACGTAGGCGGCGGGGGAAGCCTCCAGTCCAAGCTGCCCCTCAACACCGTAGTCTCGCAGACCCCAGTAGGGTGGGCTGGTCACCACGCACTGGACGCTGCCGGCTTTGAGAAACTTAAGTACCAACAAAGAACTCCCTGTGTAGAGGACCACACTCCCCCGCTTCCAGCGAGAGAAAACGGTGTCACTCACAGGACACTCCAGTGTCAACATTCCGATGCCAGAGTTCCGTGTATTCGTTCTCCATCCGATTCATCCGAAGCCGGGCCTTTGCGTCGTTCGAGTTCCAGAGCCGCTGCTCTGGGTCGAACCGCCAGTGCGGTTCACCCTTGCGGTCGAGCACCGCGGCCACAGCCCTCAAGGCCTCGTCCTTGTGGTGGTTCAGGTAAAGTGGGCAGGGCGGGATCTCGTCCTCGCCATCGATCCGCCGTTCGTTGTCGTGCTTGAAAAGGCACTCGTGGAAGCGGTCGCCCCGGATGCAGGGCGGGTTAATGAGGCTACGGAAGCCGGGGTGAACGCGGGTCGCAAGCTCGTTCACCATGCCTTTAATCACCGGCCCCCAGAACCCCAGTTGCAGGATCCAACAGCCCCGCTTCCCGATGATGTGCTGGAGGGCCGCGAGGTTGAGCTTCCAGACAATGCGGTGCGTTGCAGCCAGCGGGATCACCAGGCGGGCCTCCTCCAGCGGGACACCCGCATCCGCTAGGGCCTTGTAGAGCAGTTGGGCGTGCATCATGAACTCGCGGTACGCCTGGCGGGCGGTCAGGTTGAACTGCTGTGAAACGGGGTCCTCCACTTTCCGGAGGTCCACTCCCTCCGGGATCTCGTAGGCCCCCTCCGATGCAAACTGGCCCATGTCAAGGATCCGCATGCTTTGGGACCACCAAGTACTGTCCGCCAGGTCCGGCACGATGTCGGTCCCCAACCGCTCGCCAACCTTCACACCGATGCGGTGGCGGACCATCTGTTCCCGGAAGGCGATGGAAACGTTCTCCAGCAAGAAGACAAAGTCCACCATCTCGGCGACAGGGATCTTGCTCTCGATCACCTTCTGGAAAACGCCCTCCACCTCCGCCCCGAGCGGTGGCCCCTCATGGACCCAGTTGCCCTCCCGCTCCGCCCGAATGTCAGTGGCAAGGGCCGCGGGCGTCCGCACCGGGCGGTTGTGTCGGCTCGCCTCCCATGCTGTGTAGATCGTTTCAACGGGATGTTCCGTCCAACTCAACAGTGTGACTTTCGCTTCGGCCATCGTGAGCTCCTTCAAACGGGGTTCCGAATAGGGCATAATGCCGGCCCGCCCCTGTCGGCGCGGGGCCGGGCGGGTCAGGGCATGGACAGGGTGTTGCCGTCACAGGCATGGCCGGCAAGGTTGATCTGCAACTGCTTCCACTGGCAAATCTCCCGGCAGGGCATCAGCGGGTTGGCGTAATGGGGCTTCGCTTCGTAGGCTTCGAGCAACTCCCAAATGTTGCCGGTTTTGAAGAAGTTTCCGGTCTTCAATTCGGGATAGGTCTCGATCGCCTCCCCGCCCGCCAAGCAGCACGGGTACCAGTCCCCGTTCGCCTTGATGTGAAAGCTGATGTTGCCGGCCCAGCATTTGACATCAGAGGCTTCCGGGCTGGCAACGAACCGCCGCACCTCGGCGACGTTCTCTGCAAAAGAGGTCGGAACGACCGACCGAAGCAGTCGAAGCTCCTCCCATTTTTCCCAGAACACCTCATCCCGATCCCCGCCCCGCGGCCCGATCACCGCCAGGAAGATCGCCTTGCGGAGCACAAGTCTCTCGTCCACCAACCGACGGCTCAGTTCCTGAAGGATGTTCGTGACCTCGCCCGCAAACAGCGTCTCCGGAAACACCGTGGTATTGGTTGCGAGCCGTGGATGCCGAAG